NTTGGATATTCGGGTCATTATTCATCGCATGATGTCCAACATTGCTGATTTGAAAAAAAATCACATATGGCAATGATCCACATTGGGCTGCCACCCCTGGGTATATACGCGTACTCACCAATGCCGTGAGATCGGATGTGCCACTTAATTGCGAATATAAAGCCTCACCGAGTTCCAATCTTTTTTGTTTCCCTTTTTATTGTTTTCTGCAATCCGCGTTTTATAATAGATACAACGTGCATACGATTACTATCTATTGCTGGCCTAAAAAATGGATCTGCTGGCATTTGACCACCACGCGCTCCAAACTCGACTAAATGTGCATGGGGCGCAATGCGATAATCAATGGCGGCAAATGCAGAAGGAACCTCTTTTGATTTTCCTTTGAATGTTTTTGCTATAATTGCTCGTCTTAATGATCCAGGCTCAACCCACATAGCCCCCCCACCGCGACCATATTTTTTCCAATGACCTTTTTTTGCAATCGGTGCTCGACTTTTTGCATCGTCCCTGATTACTTTTGCTGCATGGAGTACTCTATTTTCAAGATCTTTATCGGATAATATTCCAATCAAGCGTTTGAATTTTACCTCTAATTTATTAAGACCTGTTAATTCTAACAATTCGTAATGTCCTCCACACACATCAATTGCAACATGATATTCCGCTCGCTCGGATTGATCGCTGATTGAATATCAAAATAACGATCATCATATTTAATTCTACAATTGGGATTGATTTTTGTGCCATCTGCCAATAATCGATGTCGCATCGTAATCCTGTGCGTCACACCCGCCTGGATTTGTTGTGCTGTAAAATATTCTTTACCTCGCATCGGTTCTATGCTTGCCCAACAACTCATATTATCCATCCATGTCACCGACACTTCGCCATAGCTATTTCGGGATGTCTTTTTTTTCTGTATCGTAACCCTATGTCGTAATTGTCCAGCTCGCATATACTTCCTAAAATCGATATTCCCGATATGGCGCCAACAATGTTTTGACGGCCCATGGTGTTTCTTCTATTTTCATCGGTGTCACTGTCACACTTTCACGATTTTCATAATAATGACCTATGAGCATTTTCACCGCTTGTTTAATCGTCCCCGGAATTGTGGCCGCCGTCGAATATCCACAATTGAATTCAATTGCGATCGGATTATTATTATGAAGTGTCACCGTTGGCCAATCATCATTATAATCTAAAACAAGCCTGCCTGGTTCGCTTACCGTATCTGCCGCCCATGCAGTGGATGAAAGCGTAGTGCTACCGCTTATGCTATCCGTATAAACAAGACCTGTGCTTGGAATTGAACGCAATGGGGGATAAGGGATTTCAATCGTATCATAATCATCCTTACCGCTCGGCCATGCATCATAATATACTGTCCACGTTTGAGGCATCAGTTTACGGCCTGTGATATTTTCCACATGTTGACGCGCTGCCGTAATCAATCCTTCCAAAAATTCATCTTCATTGGTTTGCCCCAATTCCAGCCGCAATTGACTTTTCACATCTTCAAGCGTTATAGGTTCCCCGGTCGCCGATGTAACGACAACTGTCTTCATAATTATTTATCCTTCACACGGATACGATCCAAATCAAATTCCCGTACCATATTCGTGGAACGTCCTGATACGGATATCGTTACTTTTGCCGTAATATGATACCAACCGGATATAAGCGTTGTACTATAGCCCAAATATCCATAGATCGTATTGCCAGATTCAGTCGATGCCGTGATCAATGTCGTGGTTGCATCCGTGCCATCTTCATGATGTGCCGACATTGTAGAAGACACCACGGATGATCCATATGGCATCGACCCATCATTAGCGGTTGATGCACTAGCCGCATTGAGTTTTAGTGCAACCGGCACAAATGAATCCCCTGGCTGAATACAAATATAATCCGATCCTTGAAAATCATCAGCAGGCATTTATATTTTCCTCTTTAACTACTCGTTGGATCTGCGAGGCGTATGTTGAAACTCGGAATATTCACCGTATCCGCAGTCGTTAAATTCCGTGAATTACAAGTTGTCACGAATAATTGAGCGCCCGTTGATGTTCCGCTCAATATACAGACATGAGCTGCCGCCCCGCTCGATCCTCCCACCGTCACGCTATTATGCGATGATGTTGGAACGGTCCACCCATTAGTTGTTGATGCAGGAGCCCCAACAATAACGCCGGTACCACTACTTGAACGTGCAAGTGCATAACCAGTCGGTTTCCATTGCCATGCTTGTGGTGCTGATGTAGGTTCTGTCGCACATACCGAAATTAAGTCAAATTGTGATGTCAAATTATTGAGCATCTGCTTAAAAGTCTCTGAGCTACACATCATTGCTGCCATTTGTTTTTTCCTCCGTAAAAATATCCATGATATTATTCATTACTTTTTTGAAATTTGGTTTAATTCCCAATCCACATTGGCCACCGATAACACCGTCGTGTACAGTCAATGTGATATTTTGACCTTCTCTTTTTTTCATTTCTTTTGTTTCATCGTTTTTATTCATAGTTCCTCGCCACAAAATGATGAGTTTGATTCTTCGCGGTATATATATGAGTTTGATTCTTCGCAACATACGTATAAAGTGCTATCAGTTCTTCTTCTGTCAAGATTGGCCGCCCAACAATCAATGAACATACCGCATTTAACACAATCAATTGATATGCCGTTGCCAAATCCGGAATATCGCTTATGAGGTCTTGGACGGCGCTATCAACATCAAGCAATCGTTCTCTTGCGATATTGAGTTTGCCAGCAAGCGCATCATGCACTGCATTTTTGACTACTAAAACAATCCCAGGGAGCGTTGTCACTTCCGAATAGAAATCGTGATATGCACTTTGTGCCGTTAATTTTTGTAGAAGCTGTAAGATTTCCGTCAAAACTTTTTGTTCATGTATTGCCGATTGTGGCCGTAATAACATTGCTATTGAAAAATTGGCTTTTTTGGCCAGCTCACCATGCAATGCATTTTGAATAACCAAAGTGATGATTCCGGGCAATGTAAGTGTGAGTATTGTTGCGAACTGCTCGTGCAATGCGTTTTGGATGGCAAGCGTGCTTTCTTTGGTTAAATCGGTGACGCTTGCCAATTGTTCATGGATGGCGCTTTGAATGGATAGGCTTTTAAGTGCCAGGATCGTGACGATATTGGCCAATTGATCATGAACGGCACTCTTTGGATCGACGATACGATCCCGTTGGAGCTCGACTATTTCCCCAAGCTCATCCAATACCGAATTGAGGGGATTTAATAATAGATTCAATTGTGGCGTTGGCATGCCGCTTAGGTTAGATTGGACGGTTCCAAGTGTGCTTAATGTGATTTCAGCTTCTAGGAAATGATAAACTGGCTTTGAGATTGGATCGAATAGGGCATGTGGCCTGCTATAGAAAAGATTAGCTTGTTCTGCTGTTATGGCATTAGTAAAAAAATAACAATGATCTATTTGTCCTTGATGTGGTTTTTGGGCGCCAGCTCCTGAATGACTTTTCCCAATCCAAGGAACTAATCCCACTGTCGTATCTGTGTTCTCTGGTCCAAGATCTCCGCTATTAGGATCTGCTATACCGTTGATGTACACATACAGGTCATCAGTGCCATTAGCATTGAATGTGGCTACTATATGATGTTTTACATCTGCCTGTTTAATACCATCTTCACATTCTACCCTATACGCTTCGTTATTAACTCCAATGTGAAATGTTATAGTATCATTTCTTGCCACACCAATTTCATCACCAAAAATTATAATAGCTTCATGCCACCAGCCAGCGCCAGTTTCATTTGCTACATCGAATATTGTCTCGTCTTCTGTACTTGATCCCCAGACTGTACTTGTTACAATAGAAAAGGATTTAACATTTTCGATATATTCCTCTATAGTTTCAGAAAATTCCACATAATCAGAGTCATCTCCCGAAAAATGCAATCCATTTAGCCATCTCGGTGATCCATTTATTGCACCATAAAGCCTATCTGAACCAAAATTATATGTTTTATTTCCACTTCTTTCCCAAAAGGGCATTGCAATTATAAGATTCTTCGGATCAATCCCATAAATCTTTTCACAATTATCCAGAACTGCTTGTCGTACCAAAGACACAGGTCCCCACATCCTCGGCTTAACTTTCCATCGATTTAGGCTCTTGATAAGCATTATGCCACTTTTTCAGTAAATGTCCCGATTCTCAAATAATTGCTACTCGCTGCAAATGCCGCTCCGGTTTTATTGATAATCGCCTGTATATATTTATAAGGCCCAATTGTTATCATCTCCACCGAGGCCCGATGTTTTGGCGTTGTTTCCTGTACTGAAAAATTACCAACGAATAACGTCGCAGGCGGCAAATCCGCCGAACTGCTATGCGTTCCGGCATCCACATAATTCGTCCCATCCATTGCCGGAATCAAATATAATTCCACACTCGGATTCGTTTGTGCAGATAAATCAACACTTGCCAATTCCAATTCACAACCGGCATGGAAATGCTTATTGGATGTATTATCAAGAATTTGAGACGTACAAACACATAATATATTATTGCCCAAACTATTTAATTGTGTGTTTCCATACAGCGTCAATGATGGACTTGTACTATATACTGCGGTACTCATTATACTACATCTCCTTCATACCCAATAAAATCGAGTGTTATCTGTTTTTCAGCTTGAATAACTGCCTTCTCCGTGGTGAATGCGGCTTCAATCTCTTCAAGCCGTTGAGTATTGGTTAAATCTTTAGAAGAAAAACGTACGCCAAGTCGTCTTTCCAATATTGTTCCAGCTTTCAAGGCTGATTCTTCTTCTGCTGATATATCCGGCAAAACCGAAGAAATTGCATTTGCTCCACCTTGTTCCCTAACCACTGCCGCAGCCCATGTAATATTTGCTGAATTATCTCCGACTGGTATTGGAATGTGGAATACGCATTGTGCTACCTTTCTTTCAATGTCTTGTGTCAAAATATGAAAATCGCTCATTTCAAAAATCCTCCCGCTCAAATAAAAAAATTAAATGTTGTAATTAACCCGCCTCAGCCACGGGTAAAGGAGAAAAAACCCCATAGCCGAAGCACGCCCATTGTACTTATGCCCGCCTTTTAGATTGTTGTTCATTATTAACCTACGAAAACCTTAAGCCAACCATCTGTCTTATGATAAGCAAATATTCCACGTTCATTTTGTGCCACGGCTTGATTCAAACCAGCACTATCAAATGTAATTGTTTCTGCGGCATCTGCGATATTAATTAGTGTTATAATTGTACCATCAAGAAAATATGTATTAGTTGGATTGAAATTCCGTGCCGCACCCCCTGGATCACGGATAAATACAGTTCCGTCATCTGCTTCAAAAGTCTCATTATCAGACATTGTGCCACGATTTACTTTATGTAATGGTACGCCTTTTAATATACCTGGTTCAGCGAGAGAACCTACAAGATGCTGATTTATATCAACATTATACATTTCAACTGTACCATTATATGTCGCAGAAGCAGATTTAACAGTACCGGTATGAGATAAGTTGATTCTTCCTCCATAAATAATAACTGTTTCATCATCACCAATTGCTCTACATCCATACATAACTCCAGAACCGGATGTTGCCGTTAGATCAAAGTAGCAATTATTTAAGACTAATAAACCTGATTCGGGACTAGTTATCGCATATGCTTCGGCACCGTATACATGCGTTCCTATATCACCAATACTCATATACACGTGACAATTATTCGCATACAATTCTGCTCCATTGTGGCCAACAACAAACATTTTGCGTACATGGCTAGCATGGTATAAGATATTAAAATAACAGTCATAAGCAAATATTTTCGCATTATCCAGCGCAACAAATCCGTCAAAATTAGTGTCTGTTATACAATTATAAACATAGCACCTATTTTCATTACCATCCGTTTCCACGTGTATAGAACTAGATTTTGTATAGAAATAGCAGTTATCAACATAAAAAGTGATATTTCCGGTTGTATCGGGTAATCCAATACTCCAAGCACAACTTTTTCCTTCCCCTTCGTAGGTAACACCATCAATACCTAAGTTACTAATTAAACATCCATTTCCTGGTTGAATACCTCTGCTTGAACTATCGCCAGTAATAATTGTGCTTTTACGGCCCATCCCTTGTATAGATATGTAATCCGCAAGCACTACTTTTTCTTTATAGGTACCAGGTGGAACAATTACAGTATAAGGATTCGTGGCACTTTCATCTTGTATAGAATCAACAACTGATTGGATTGTTTGATTCTTTTTCACATATTTTATATTTTTATTAATGCCCTGAACATTAATATTTCTGAAGCTATTAGAAAGTATACCCTCTAAATTGGACATTTTTGTCTCCTAATATTATTGCGAAACTCTTAAATGTACTTTCCCGCTTGTATAAGTCGAACCTATCCCGATTCGATAATACACGTCATCTTCTGGTTCAAGACCTTCCAGTTCTTCATCGGCAGTGAATGTATCGACATCCATGGTCGTGCCAGTATCACCAAATTTACGTTGTAAATAAACTGTAGCAACCCACGCAGCCGTAGAAGATATGGATACGTTAAATCTGTTTCGGATTAATCCCCACGTTGACCAGGCTGTGGCTGCTGTGCTTGTTACCGTTATTGCTTGTGGTCCTCCCATAATTTTATTACCTCCAAATCATCGCCCTTTTGCGGTCGGCAAAATCGCCATCTCTCGTTGTGGCTTTCGCATTGTGGATTCAACTTCCATGGATTCATTAATATATTCGGCCCATCCATGCTTCACCAATATCGCCGCACACTTTTCCGAAAGCCATCGATAACATCCAGTTTCTTTGATTCTCACCTTGATCATTGCGGTTTCTTTTCCACACCAGTCATTTGCTCATTGGCTACATTGACCCAACATTTTTCGATATAGTTCATGTTTTCCAATGCGCCCAGGATTTGCATATGTTGATCCCTAAATGATTGTGTTTGCTGTCCCAATTGTCCTGCCCGATCTCGGAGCTCCACCCGCCGCGATTGCATTTTTGTACGGAAAGGTGCCACGTTTTCAAACGGATAAAGCCACATGGCTTTGAGCAGATCCGACTTTTCAGGAAGGATTAATTTGATTCCACGTCCTTCGGCAAATCCGCAGAAATATTCGACGCTTGGCCTTTCGAAACTGTACTCGCAATCCTGCGCCATATCTACACCAAAGATATAAATCGTCTTAAATCCTTCCAATATCGCCAGCGCAATTTCCCATGAAATCGAATTCGTGAAATATCGTCGGAAGTTCGCCAGGATATAATCCAC